ACCTGCTCAATGCCGTTCTGGGGCTGGACGATGACCGTTGTCCAGGTGTCCACGTCGTCACGCGAGAAGTCGAAACTGCGCGGGTCGTAGTTCGTGGCACCGGCCGTTGAAGTGTCGCTCAACTTGCCCTGGCTGGTCGTGGCGTTTGCCACCGTGTAGGGGTAGTCCCGCGACCGAAACATGAACATACCCGCGGGGCTCTGGTGGAAGTTCCCGCACTCGGTGTCCGTGATGCCGAGGATGAGGTCTTGGCAGGTGTTCTTGGTGACCGACGAGGTCATGCCCTGAACCCAGATGGTGCCGTTCAGCGCCGAGTTCGGGGTGTAGGCGTAGGCCGAGACGCCGAACCACGAGCTGTCGATGAACAGGTTGTTCGGGTTCACCGCAACCGAGGCGGGGAAGGTGGCGTTGCTGATGGACAGCGATCCGAAACCGGCAGCGACGAGGATTTCAGCCACGCGGTCGCCCGAGTTCTGCGCCTTGCGGAGCAAGCGGCCAGCGAGGTAGCGAGCCTTGATTTGGCCGTCGAGGATGGCGTTGTTGTTGGACTCACCGCCAATCTCCGAGCCCACGACTTCGTCGATGTAGGCCGAGAGGGTGTAGTTTACGCCGTCGTAGCCGAACCAGAGGTTTGACGTGCCCTCGGCGAGACCCATAGAGCCGGTCGTTCCCGCCACCGTCGCGCTGACCGAGATGCCGTCGACGTAGAGGTAGAGCGTCGTCGAGGTGGTCTTGCGAACCGCGATGTGGTGCCAGAGGCCGTCCGAGATGGGCGTGGGGTGCGTCAGGCTCGTTCCGTTGATGTTCCACACGACCTGACCCTGGGCGTTGACGCTCAAGTCAAGGGGTGCCGAACTGTTGGACGTGAGCGAGAGGTTGGCCGTGATTGGTTGGCCGTGCACGCCCTCACCCATGAGCCAGAAGTCAATCGCAAAGACCGAGGTGCTAGTGCTGAACAGCGAAAGGGCGCCAGCGGGCGTTGAACTGGTCGTGCCGGTGCCACCCGTGAGGTCGGCGCAGGTCGTGTTATCGTAGAGCAAGACGCCAGGCTGGTTCAGGGGGACGTTGCCGATGGACGAGCCGTTGACGCCCGAGGCCGGAGCCGTGGTGGCGTTGTAGGTCAGGTTGTCCAGCAAGGTGCCGTTGAACGACGAGTTGGAGTTCATTCGGAACCAGTTGATAGCGCCCGTGGTGTTCGTCGAGGCGTTGTATTGTGGGACGTAGGTCGAGTAGAACGCCGTGTTGTTGACGTATTTCAGCGCCAGAAACTTGAGGTTGTCCGTCGCTCGGATCATGAGGTCGGAGTTCAGTTGGTCTTGGAGGCGCGTGTCGACGCTCTCGATGATGCCGTTGAACACCGCGTAGGTGTAGTTGTTGTACGTCGCCGTGACGAGAATGGGAACGCGGGGCGTGATGGTCGTGCCGAGGGATGAGAACGCACCCGTGCGGTCGTCTATGTTCAGTTCCAGCGTGGCGCTTTCCATGCGGTCGAGGTAGTGCTGGCGACCCATGCGGATTGAGATGCTCTCGATCCAGTCGTTGTAGCCCGTCCACGCGGCCGAGTTGCTCTGGGGGCCGACCACGGTGAACTCCGCGCCCGAGGCCACCGAAGCGGTCAGGTTGGCCGAGAGGGTGACGGTCGTGCTTGAGTAGGACGTGACCGTGGTGCCCGCCGCGATGCCAGGGCCGACGATGACGGAGTTCGTCCAGATGGTCAGACCCGAGGCCACCGTGAGGGTGTTGGATCCGCTGGCCGAGGTGCCGGTCGTGACGATGGCCGCCACCTGCGGGGGCGTGACTTGGCTCGGGGTGTATTGGATGTAGAAGTTGACGGCGGGGACGGACGGATTACTCATCGCGACTGTGACCCTCCTGCGTACTTGCCAAAGATGTTCTGATACGGCCGACCGTTGCGGAGCATTTGATTACGAACGACCACTGCGAGTTTGCGGATGAAGTCGTCGTGGGCGATGAGTGCCAGGGTCAACTGCTCAAGTGCCGCGGGGCTCTTGATGATGGACTCGACCACGCCAGCGATGTCGATTTCGACCTCGATTTCGTCGACGTAGCCCGCGTCGAACGTGCCTTCGCCCGTTGCCATTAGTGGTGCACCGTCTTGATTTTGACCTTGCCGCCACCCTTGCCGCCGTTGTGCGACTTCGGCGGGATGTAGTAGGGGTTCATAACCACGTTGCCCATTGAGTCAACGGCGTACTGCGCCGAGGTGTTTTGCGTCTTGGTCGCGTAGCCACCAGGGTTCTTGCCACGGATCATTGAGCCGGTCACGCTGCCGGTGTTGACCACGTTTTTGAGTTCGTTGACGGACTTCGGCAGTTGCTTCTGCTGGTCGTAGAACTGCTTGGTGGCGATGCCGGCCGCGACACCGAAGATGCTCAACGCGCCGACCTCGGCGATGGACATGGTCGCGACTTCGGCGACGGTGGCACCTCCGCCAGCACTTTCCAACTTGCCGAGCCCGCCGGTGTTCACGGCGATTTGCTCCAGCAGGGCAACCACTTCGCCCTGCCAGGCGGTTGTCTTGGCCGCTTCGCCGGTCTTGAGCACGGTGTCGACCACGCCCTTGATTTTGGACACGAAGCCCGCAATCTTGACCGCGATGGCGGCAGCGAAGATACCGGCCGCGGTAGCGCCGAACACGTCGCGCAGTCCTGGGCTGTCCTTGAGCGCCTTGAAGAACGAACTAGCCCAACCGACGACCGTGGTCACGGCGGGGAGTAGAACCTTGCCCGCCTCGATGAAGGTGTTTTGCAGGTTGGCCTTCAGGAGGTTCAACTGCGGGGCGAGTTGTGTCGTGATGACTTCCTTGAAGCCCTGATTGAGGCTCGTCGAACCGGCCGCGCCAATCTGACCCTGAATGGTCTTGAGTTGGCCGAGGTTGTTCAGCAAGACGTTGACCGTGCCAGCGCCTTGCGAACCGAACAGGGCTTGGATCAACGCGCCCTTGCCCGCGCCAGCCTTCTCGGCCGCTTTGTTCACGTCTTGCAGTACGTTGATGAAGCCACCTGGCTTCTTCGCGTCACGGGCGATTTGCTCTTGGTTGACGCCGTACTTCTTCATCGCGGCGTCCATCGCCTTCGTCGGGTTCTCCATTTTGAGAACCGCGGCGGTGAGGCTGGTGAACGAGCGAGTCGAGGTCAGGCCAGCCTTAGAGGTCACGTCCGAGATGGCCGCGGCCGTCGAGAGGTTGACGCCGAAGTTTGCGAGAGCCGCGCCAGCCTTGCCCGTGAGGACTCGGCTCAACTGGTCGAGGCTTCCGACGTGCATCTGGTTGGCCTTGACCAACTGGCCGGTGATTTGCGCGACGCTCTCGCCCTTCGCGATCTGTAGCGTCTGGATACCGACGATGGTCTTGGTGATGTCCGCGACGTTCTGGCCGGTGATGACCGAGGCCTTCGCGGCCGCGCTAACTGCGTCCGTGGCGGCCGCGTTGCGAAGTCCAGCTTGGGCTGCGACGGTGTAGGCCGAGGTGATGTTCTTGGCCGAGACACCCGTCTGGTTAGAAACGTTGAGGATGGCCTTGCCCGCGGCTTGCATCTGCTCTTCGGTGAGACCGGCGGCGTTCTTGAGTTTTTCGAGTCCGTCTTGGAAGTCGTAGGCCGACTTGACGGCGTAGACCGCGGCGCCACCGAAGCCGAGCAGGACGGCGCTAGACGCCTTTGAGACGGCCGAGTTGAACTTGCCCGACGCGCCCTCGGCGGTCTTGCCGAACGACTTGAGTTTGCCCTCGGCCTCGTCCATCTTCGCGGTGAACTCGCGGATGTCCGCGATGAGACTTACTACAACGTTGCTTTCAGCCATTAGGTTTCAAGGGCTTTCGCCCACTCCTCTCGGTAGATCCGTTGTAGTTCGGGGGTGGCTCGCTGAACGGCGGGCTCCATGTAGGGGAAGGCTCGAGCTGGCCCGCCACCTAGTTCGACGCGACGGCCGTACAGCATCGTGGGGCCGGTGGTGCTCAACCACGCGCCAGGGCCGATACGGCGAACCTCGATGCGCTTGATGGAGTTGCGCAGATTGCCGGTGCGCTGGGTCGGGATAGGGGGCTGGGGAGCCGCCGTGCCTCGGGTGTCGAACCAGACACGCCCGTTCTTGGACGTGCGCTGTGTGCCAGTAGGTCGGGGTCGGAACCCTTGCTTCGCCTCGGCCTCGATGACGGCCGAACCCTTGACGACGATAGACCGCGAAGCACGCTCGACGGCTTCGGCTTTGGCCTTGAAGCGGGCGATGACCTCGGCGGTGTTGGTCTCAATGGCGATTTCAGGGCTGTTCGCCACGGATGGCCTCCACGGTGTTGTGAATAGCAATCAACCACTCGGTAGTCATCGTGGGCTGGTCGAGGAAGTCCTCGTGCGTACCGCCGAAGGTCTTGCGGAATAGGTACTCGCGCCAGTAGTCCATGAGTTCACGGTCAACCTCGGCCGTGTGGCCTTTGAGTTGAGCGCGGAGTGCGTTCAGTCGGCGGTAGGCGCTTTTGGGTCGTTCACCCCGTCGGGGCCGAACTCCTCGGTCTTGGCAAACTCCGCGGCGCAGGCTTCAGCTAGGGCGTCGAACACGGCCTTCGGTAGATCGAGAGCCGTGTCGTCAGTCGGGAGGTCACCGAGCGACCACGAGGACACCATGCCAACGATGAGAGCCGCCTGATAGCCGTCCAGGTTGGCGCGGTCTTCGTCAGACAGGTCGGCGAACACGCCCCACGTCTCGGGCTTGGTGTCGTCGAACCCGCTGGTGGCGAGTTTGGCGGCAGTACCCGCGGCCTTCATGTAGGCGCGTGAGATGTTGCGAGTGGTGCGCTCGGACACCTCCGCTTTGGTGCGGATGATGGCCGAGGCGCCGTTCGGTAGTTCGATGGCTGGCATGGTGTCCCCTTAGGTGCTCTTAGTAGCCGGACTGGTAAACGGCGGTCTGGCTGTTGATGGTGGTGGTGCGGATCGGTGAGTAGACCGTGTCGTGCGTGGTGCTTCCACCGGCCACGTCGTTCGCGTTTGCGGTTGCGACGTAGTTTACCTCAATCTCGGTGAACGCCTTGCCGCGCTGACGCTTGATGTCCTGGAACTGCACCGCGCTCATCTGGAACGCGATGGAGTGACCGGCGTCGTTGGGGTCGGCCAGCGTGATGACCAACGGCTGGGGCTGGTAGCCGAGACCGTAGGCCGTGGAGCCAGTCGAGAACAGGTCGGCGTTGGAGTCGACGACCATGAGCAGACGGCCGGTGACCTCAATCGGGCCAGCGAAGTTTTGACGCGGGCCGTTCGTCGAGTTGACGGTGAAGATGGGAGCCGTCTTGCGGTCAATCTTGATTTCGCCGTCCTGCACGTAGTTGATCGTCGTGCCACCCGTGACCGTCTGGCTTGACGCGGTACCGCCGATGGAGACCGACACGTCCCAGCCTGGCACCATGTGCTCGGTCGAGTAGGTCGGGCTGAAGCCGGTCGGGGCAGTCGTGCCGGAGGTGTAGGGGTTCGCGACGAACTTCGCCGTCGCGTCGGCCGCCTTCTCGGCACCGAAGGTGATGGTGAGGTCACTCGCCTGGGCGCCAGCCATCGTGAAGTAGTTGGCACCGTCAAAGTCGACGAGCGTGTAGGACTTCGGCTGTGAACCGTTGGACGCGTTCATGTAGGGCGCGATGACGTGCGTGTAGGGGCCAGCGCCGGTCTTGAGGTCGTTGCCACCCAGAACGCTCGTGAGCAGGTTCGGGAAGGTGTCCGCGTAGAGGTACGTCTTGAAGTCGTACTCGTCGTGGCGAACGCCCTGGATCTGGTCGTAGGTCTGAACCGGCGAACCGCGCAGAGCTTCGTCGCGGAGGAAGCGTTGCATCGGGGTCACCTGCGGGGTGTCGACCGGAACGTACACGAAGCCCGACGTAGCAGCCGTGCCTCGGGTCGTTTCGGCCGCGAGCCCGAAATAACTATTGCTGGTAAGAAAGGTAGCCACGGGCTCTCCTTAGTTGTTGGTGGGGGTGGTTGGGGTGGTGTCGGGTGTTGCGGGCGCTACAGGGGCTTCTGGGGCGCTCTCAACGGGCTGTGCGGGCGTGCTGATAGCACTCGCCGCGGCCTCAAACAGTCCATCGCCAGGGTCGGCGAGCAGGTCGTAGGAACTGCCAGGCTCGGCGAACAGGGTCGCGCCGGTGGTCTGGTCGAGAACTTCGCAGTAGACGCGGGGCTGGTCGCCGGTGTAGGTGAGCTGTGGCATGGGGTCTCCTTAGTAGCCTTCGAGTTCTTCAAGAACCGTGAGGCGGATTTGTGAGTAGATCTGCGTGGCGCTGATGGCACCCGACAGCGTGCGGGGGTAGTACGAGATGACCTCGATGTCCGGCCCGCCGTTGATGGTGCCTTCGCCCCATTGGAAGATGGGGTTGCCCGCCGTGCCCGCTTGGCGGTCGGCGCGGATAGCCGTAATCAGGCTGTCGAGGAACGCCTCGTTGTCGCTTCCCGCGTCCTCGGCCTTTGGCTGGGTGGAGCGCATGAAGCAGTCGAGGACTACCTCGTACTCGACGGACTTGCGACCGTTGTGGAGGCCACCGAGGGCGATGCGCGTCTCGCGCTGTCCGGCGAAGTAGATGAAGATGACCGCGCCGGAACTGTGTCCAGGGTCTTCACCCGAGAAGAACTCCATCTCGGGGGTGAACTT